CAAGCCCAAGAAGGTTGAGGCCTTTTGTGTAGGTCAGCTCCCATTCTTTACGGGAGGACTTGTCTGCCTCATAAGCTGCCATAAGATCGTTTGATAAAAGAGAAAGATCCTGATCTTCCATAAAATCAGCAAGATTGGAATTATGGGATGGAGTGCCGAAGCTTTCTTCTACACCTCCTGTGAAATCAACCATAATCCCACCATCTTCTGTTTCAATTGAAACGGCATCAGGATTGAGAACAGCAACTTCTATGTTGCTTTCCTCTGCTTTTTCTCCCTGCTCTTGAGGGAATGATTTAACGATTGCCATTGTTTTTGTCCTTAATAATAATTAGCCTGCATTGGATAGAAGGGTTCTTCTTCCTCATCACTGCTTGCCCTGATAAAACCGCCTTGTCTAAATCTCATAATCGCTTGTGTGCTGCAGTCCACAAGGTCATCATGATCGCCTGACGGGAAAGATGCAAACTGTTCGACCACCTCTTCTGCCCATCTTGTTTCTGGACACCATACAATTCCAGAAGCAAAAATATCTGCAACCGAATTAACTCGTGCAATCTTATCATTTCCTCGTGACGGAGTAAACTCACTAACTGGGATTCCCATTTGTCTTAATTCAAAAATAAGGGGTATCCCTGTTGCTTTTGCCTCTACAATAAACGCATCGGGTTGCCATTGCTGATAATATTCAAACGCTATCTTTTTGAGTTCTGGAAACTCAAGACGTTCCTGATAGGCATCAAGAAGGATTAATTCCAGGTTATCTGTTTCTTCATTTACAAACACACCCCATGTGGTACAGGCTGAGAAGTCAGAGCGTTGTGTTTTGAGAAAAGCGGTATCCCATGATTGAATAATAAACTGACATGGGGGTGGCATTTCCTTTTCCCATATTTTCCACCACTCCCGTTTAACAATCGCACCTTCTTCTGAAGTTGGGTCTTGCTGGTATTGAGCCTGCCATTTAGGAATAGGCAGTTCGTTTTTGAGAGAAATTAATTCTTTTTCTGACCAGAACTCAGGCCAGAGCGGTCTGCCTGACGGCATGAGTGCCGGGAACTGAATGATCTCCCATTCATCTGCGCCTTCTCTTTGTATAGAAGATTTGAGTATTTGACCTGTCAGATCTCGTTTATGCCAACGGGTCATCACAATACAGATTGCTCCCCCTGGCTGAAGACGCTGACGAGGACCTGATGTATACCATTCATAGACCCGATCAAACACTTCAGGGTTATACGCTCCTGCCTGAGCGTCCTGTTCCGAGTGAGGATCATCAATAATAAGAAGATCAGCACCTTTACCCGTTACGGCACCTCCTACCCCAATGGAGAAGTAATCACCGCCTTTGTTGGTGTTCCATCTTCCTGCAGCCTTTGAGTCTGAGCGAAGACTGACATCGGGAAAGATGTTTTTAAAGGCTTCGTCCTGAAAAAGGTTTCTCACCTTACGTCCGAATCCTGTTGCGAGTTCCGCTGTATGTGCCGTCTGAATAATTTTCTTTTCGGGATAGTTGCCTAAAAACCACGCTGGAAGGAGGTAAGAGGCAAACTCAGATTTTGTGTGTCGGGGTGGCATATTGATGATCAGGCGTTTTAACTCACCTTTTGCAATTTTCTCAAAAGACTCTGCCATAACCTTGTGATGCCCTCCTTCAATAAAGGATGGCCACACAGTCTTTACAAAATCCATATACCCCTCACGAGCAAGCCTTCTTCGCCTGACCTTTACAAGCTCTTCGTACTTGGGGTGATTCTTAAGCTGCTCTTCTTTTTCAGGTATCATATTTTTTATTTATGACTTTTTCATCTTCATTAAGGTTAACGCTAAACGAGCCTGTCTCTTCGTCTTCGGGGATGCCTTGCTCTTCTTCTTCGTTACTTTCTTTGCGTATGCTTTTGTGGACATCTTTGCTTTCTTGGCTTTCTTCTTGAACGCTCCCGGTTTCTTGATTGCGTCCTTGATCCAGTTTTTCTTTTTGGACATACACGCCTCCTCTTTTACATTTAATCTGCAATAAGAAAACATCCATAATCAGTTTGTCAATCTCATCTATATTTTTAATATCTGAATTATTATGCAGGATTGAATCCCGCATGATCATACGCACCTTATCAAGGTGCCTGATTGCTAAATCAAAATGGGATTGTATATCAGGACTCTTTTCCAATGGTTTTAATTTGCTCATGCCTCTCTCCTAAAAAATACAATGTATACTAAAACCCGAATAAAAACACTTCTTTTT